CGCCTCCTGACCCTGATCTATGAGGCTGTATAGTTCGCCTCTGGTATATTCATAATCTTTCTGGCGATCGTCATCAGTTTTCTCAACCTTTACTGGTGGTTTATCCACTACAGGTTCAGCACTGATATTGAGGATCTCCTCCATGTTTTCTTCTAGGCTCATAAGAATTCAATCCCTTCATTAAATCCAAAATCATCGGTTGATGTAAGTAGTGCATCATCAACTACATTGATAACGCCATCCTCATTGATATCTGTAACTGCTTTTGGTGTGTAAGTTCTTGTAATTGCTCTGCGATTAACAGCAGAGTCTCCAATAGTTTCGTGGATGATTGCTTTTTTAATAAGACCTGAGGTGCTGTATGGACCATACAGGTATGACTTCATAGTAAAGTTTAGAGTGTAGGCAATATACCTACGCTCCATAAAACTATCATCCCATTCATCTTCACTACTAATATTATTCAGAACAATAGCAACATCTCTTTTTTCATCCATATCTGGAATCATGTTGAGAGTAATGCTAAAAGATGGTTGGAAGTATGGTAAGATCTGCTCTACAATTTGAAGAGCATCATCTTGAGATTTTGCAATAACTCCCAGTTCAAAACTTATGTTATAAGGAACAGGAACATATTGAACTCTGACTTCATTACCATTATCATCAATGACCGTTCTGTATTTTTGAATCGGTGATGTCTTACGGGCAGAATCGTAGTCAATTCCCGTCATCTCAAAATAGATTCTTGGTAAGGTAATTGATACCTTAGATGTTTGGTTGTCTGTAAGACGAACCAGAAACTTTTGCTTAGGTCCATAAGCAAGTGGAACTTTTTGTTCTTCCAATACTGATCCATCGCCAGGATCGGTACTCTTCATTGTGATATTATTGAAGAGAGTTCCAAAAGCAATAATGTTCTTACGAACAATTTGATTGTAAAAATGTGACCCTAACATTAGATACTATCCGTAAAATTACCATATTCACCGAATGGATTTCTTTCAGTCCAATCAATGATGTCGTCAGCACTATCTTCAATCTCCCTATTCTGGGCGTAGTATGTAGTGCTGGTATTATTTAGAGTGTCAAATGACTCTGGACTCCACTTAGCACCAGAAGTTTGACCTGTAATTACCTCAGCAGTTGTAAAGGTTCCAGTCCTATTGATGACTTCCAGAGTGCGGGTTGTGCTGTCCCAGGACTTGACTTCTGCTCGATTGTCTTTTGGTGAATAGTCAATAGTGACTGTAGGCGCAGATGTGTAACCAGAACCGCCACTGGTAATAAGAATACCAGTAACAAGACCAGTTGAACTGACCGATGCTGTAGCAGTCGCTCCACTTCCTCCTCCTCCTGAAATAGTAACTGTGGGTGGAATTGCCGAATTGTAATGTAGTCCTGTATCTGTAATGGTGATGCTATCTACGACATTACCATCTGTTGTTGCTGTTGCTTTAGCGAGGAACTCGTCGCCAACAACTTCTTCTCCAACGGTGAAGTTTCCAACTCCACCAGGATCCATAACGAGTTTGATTGAAGATGCGAATTGGAATTCCACATCATCAATCTCCGCAACTCCAGTATTGAAGTCATCGCTACCAATTTCGTAGAGCTCAGCAGTGATGGTGTAGAATTGAATCTTACCAAACTGGAAGAATGGAGATTCTTTCTCTACAAATTTGATCTCGTAAATATCTGTTGTAAGTGGGAAGTATAGAAGATCTCCTTCATTGGGTCTTCCATCAAAAGTAAGAGTAGGATTCTCTGCTGCTACTACCTGATCCCAACGTCTGGTTGATACTCTGAATACAACTTCGTCTGTAATTCTTAGACCGAACTTACTGACAAACTCTGCTCCGTCAGAAAATCCAGAAACGTTCTGTAGAAGCATCTCAATCTGAAACTGCTCCTGATACTTGGAGTATCTTACTTCTTCTAGAGTATTATCTTGTAGCATGGTTCTGGGAAGATAATAGATATCTGTCCCGAACAGTTTGATCTGTTCATCTACAAGATCTTGATAAAGATTCTGCTCGTCAGAATCTCCCTTGTAATATGTTGGAAAGTAAGGACTAGTAGGCATCTTATCCGATCATA